TATGTGAACCAAGACAGATGATCGTTGCGAAGAGGATCCCCGGGGACCCCCATGTGGTTTGGCTGCGAGATCCGATGATAATGCTCGCGCAACGCGCGAATTATTACCACAGAGAGAATGTTACCGATTCAGAATTTGTCAGGCAGATTGCCGAAGAATGGGGATACACTGGATCCATTGCGCGAATCGAGGAAACAACACAGCGACGAGAAATCACGCAGCCAAAAAATCGTACAGATGCTGAACAGTTGTACCGCCTGGCACGGCGGAATGGGTTCGAATTTTACATTGATGCCAATGGGTTGTATTGGGGACCCCGGCAACTGGATGCAGAGCCAGTCGAGGAATTCATATGGAGGACGGATCCATATGTCGGAACCATTCTGCAGGAGCCGACGATTACCCAGAACACCGACCGCGGTGCGGCTCAGGTGATTTTGGAGGCAAGGGATCCAATCAAGAAGGATTCATTCACGGTAAAGGTCAGCGCGTCCACCTCAAACCTGACAGCACTTGGGGCTGAGATTGAACTTGACGATCCAAGCGACAGCCCTGGGACGAAGCGCGTGAAACGTGTTTCTAAAATCAAGGTATTCCCAGCGGGGTATATGACAGAGGATGAGGCAACGACTTTGGCGCAGGCTTTTTATCGCGACGAAGTGCAAGGGATGTATAAGATTCAATTCTCAATCATTGGGAATCCAAAGATCACAGCAAAGCGGCTGTTTCGTTTGACAGGACATTCGAGAACATATGACGGGCTTTATTATATCCGGGAGGCAAGAACGACGATTGTGCCAGGGAAATACCATGTACAGATCACAGGTGAGCGAGATGCCCTGACGGAAGTTCGTGTGCAGCGAAAAGCGAAACGTCCTATCGTAAATAAATTCCAAAATCAAACGACGACAGAAACCGCGACCGATGACCAAACACCAAAAACGGCCGAGGGAGATGCACCATTGAAACGAAAGTTGACAGTAACCCTGGGCCCAGGGGGGGCGCCGACGGCATCATGGATGTTTGTTTCGAATGAGAATGATATGGTTGGACAAACGAGCGCCTTATCACGCGAAGAATTGTTGGCGCTGAACGATAAAACGCTCAGGTCGTTGGCGCAGCATGGGGTACAAACAACCCTCCCGGATGTTCAGGAGTCGCTATGAGTAAAGGAATCGCAGGGGCGAAGTATAATGCTGATAGATATTTCGGCATCTATGGCGGCCTAGTTGCCAGGAGAGACGACCCTTTGGCGCTTGGACGGATAAAGGTGTCAATCCCTGGCCTCATTGATGAGGAGAGCAACTGGGCAACTCCTCGTACAAGCAGCTCTGTGACCGATGCCGATGGAAATGTGATTTACAGAGGGAGCGTAAATGTTCCACCGACGGGATCGGATGTGTTCGTTCAATTTCTAAATGGCGATATCGATCACCCAATCTGGGAGCCTGCCGGTTTTGGGCTGGGGCAAAATTTCCCGGAGCATGAATCCCCAGATGTTTCTGTCTGGGGCATCGGTCCATTCAGAATGGTCATAGATAACAGGGAGGAAGTGCAGACAGCGACATTCAAGATCGTAAAGGTTGTCGGCGGCGAGGAAGAGTCGATCTGTGAATTGCTGTTCAACTCGGACACGAATAGCGTTCGGCTTTACGCGACGACGGCGCTACAACTGGAAACGGGGGGTGTACTGGACATCGACGGGAACTCGGTGCAGGTACGCGGACGGAAAGTAACGCCGGTGAACCGGCCGATAAACTGAGGTAATCCATGGCATTCCCACCCGATGATCTTTGTATACCGATGCCAAGTATACCGACCACGGATAAAATCTGCCTCCCCGGTGGTCTGTGCCTGGATTACATTTGGGACAGTATCGGCAAAATCCCGCACGCCGCTGATGTATCGATGGATTTTTTTTCTCAGATAGGGCCTGCATTGGCTCCGCTGAAGCCTCTTTTTGATTTGCTCGACACGATTCTTTCATTGTTCCGCTGTGTCAAAGCGATTCCGATGTCCCTCTTGACACTTGACCCAAGTGAGCTCCTTGATTGCATTCCAGCGCTGGCAAAGGCAATAGACCAGGTGTTGAAGTTGATTCCCCAGTTATCAATTCCCAAGATGGTTATTGCGATTATTCGAAATATCGCAATGCTGCTCCGCGGAATTGGGTCTGATTTGTCTTACATAAAAAGTCAATTGCGCCGAATAGCCGACATGGTTGATCGCGCAGCAGAATTACAAGATAAAAAGCTCAATGGTTTTTTGGTTTGCGCCCAGGATGACATCGAGAAAGCTACAATGGGCACGGCTGAAGCGCTGCGCGGTGTTGGTTCGATCGTTCTGTTAGTCAACATTATGATGGGGCTTTTCGGCGGTCCAGAAATCCCGTGTTTTGGAGATTTGTTTGCCGGAGGATTGGACGAAATTGATTCCCTGATTGAACTTCTGACGGATCTGGCAGCGCTACTGGATGACATTGCGGACTCGATACCAGATCCCGATCTGGTCCTAACCTTGGCGCTTGGTGACCAGACATGTTAAATTGGAGATGTTGTGACAAATAAAATTGAACAATTTGGACGTGGCATCATTTGCCCTTTTCAGCGCGACGAGAAAAACGACTTCGCGAACGACAGTGGCAAGCGCCTATTATCCAGTGACATCGGCGAGTTACTCGGTGTTCTCGGCCCAACCCCTACGAAGCCAGGTGAGCTTCCATGGAGAACAGAACTGGGCAGCAGGCTCCATGCGCTCCGACACCGGAAATTACATTCGGAAATGATTAAGGCCACGGCTGAGCAGATGACATCCGGGCCAGTTCGAAAATGGGAACTACGTGTGCGGCCTGGCCCGACAACGATTACAACCGAAAATGAAAATACTATGAAAATTCGGTTCTCGTATGTACCAATTGGAAACCGACAGGACGCGGCGGTTGCGCACGTCTTCAACGTCGAGGAGTAACCCATGAGTATTTTACCTGCTTCGACGGACTATACAGACAAGGATTTTGATAGCTTACGCACGCGTCTTTTTGATCTGATCCAATCTGTTTTCCCGACATGGACGGTGAGCGCTGTCGCAAACTTTGGCAATCTTCTCGTTGAATCCTATGGATTCATTGGCGATGTGTTGACGTTCTACCAGGATCAACAGTCGAGAGAAGGGCGCATCGGGACAGCGCAATTACGAAAGAACATGATTGCCCTAACTAAGCTAATCGGATACGAGCTCAGGCCGGCAGCCGCTGCGACAGTCGATGTAGTTCTCTCCATTACGAATGCCAGTGCGTTGACCGGACTGGTATCACCAGACCCGACGGCGTTGTCTGTGGTAATGAGAACGAATGAAATCACGGATCCAGTCCGCGGCGAACTTGATTCCCCTGTGACTTTCGATCTTACCCTCGGCGAGACATCAAAGGCATTTACATGGAGACATGCGGTCACTCGTCCTGTCTATGTCGTTGCAAGTACAAACAAGCCAGATCAAATTCTTTATGCGCCATACACGCCGTTTCTGGCGGACAGCAGCGAGATCGTTTCTTCTACGGTGGATGGTACATTTTCAAAAGTCGATTCATTCTTGGAATCTGGGCCGAATGATTTGCATTACAGAAGGCAGATCGATCAAAACGACAGAGCCGCGTTTATCTTTGGGGATAATCGAAATGGCAAAGTTCCTTCAGGAGACATTCAAATCAGATACAAAACAGGTGGCGGGATAGATGGTAACGTCGATGCCGATTCCCTTGTGAATGTTGAGACTTCATTTTTCGACAGTGCCGGGCGCCGAGCTTATTTCACGGCAACGAATGCGAATGCCGCCAGTGGTGGGCTTGCCCGCGAGGAGGTTGACGCTGCGAGAATCAATGCGCCCGAGAGCGTGCGTGTTCTGAACCGGACTGTGGCCAGGGAAGATTACGAGATAAACGCCAAGCGCGTTGATGGTATTGGGCGAGCGCTCATGCTCACCAGCAACGAAGATGTCACCGTCTTGGAGAATCGCGGAAAATTGTACATTATACCGAGTACTGGCGGCACGCCATCTCAGTCGTTGTTGGATTCAGTCCATACCATGTGCACGGTCACATATCCGAACACCATTACATTCCAGCTCGAGGTGCTCGCTGCCGCGTATGAAACGATTGATATTATTGCCATGATTTGGCTGCGTGAGAATTATGTTGCGTCAACAGTCAAGGCGGACATCCAAACAGCGTTGACGAATTTCTTTGCTCCGATGAATGCCGATGGAACACCCAATGACGATATTGATTTCGGGTATAATTACCAAGACGCGGATGGCCTTCCGGCCGGAGAAATAGCGTGGTCGGATATTTTCAACGTCATCCGGGACCGACCTGGCGTGCGCAAGCTCGACCAGTCGATGAAACTGAATGCAGCGGTAGATGACGTATCGATTGCAAACTGGCAATTTCCAGCACTTGGCACAGTAACGATCATTAATGGCGCGACGGGCACCGCCATTTAGGAGTAGATGTGGCTGATTTCCTAAATCCATTTTTCGCAGATCCTGCCGCTTCGGGCATCCCTGGTGAAGCAGAGAGTTGGACGTGGGCCTCAGTGAGTGGTGCCGGCGCCTGGGCTTTATTCAATACCGCGATTGCAACCCAGGCATACCAGTTGACGCGTGAAAGCTTTGAAGCAGGTTTCGCCCTGGCATGGGATAAGAGCTACGCAAACGAAACGGCCAGATTGACAGATGGCACCCTAACTCCGTCAGATGTCGGGGTGATTGCACGCCAAGAAGATACAAAAGCCCTTTATGTTTTGATCGATGATTCGCCGGTCACCTGGCAACTCGTTACTTCCGATAATGAAAATTGGGTGGACTCTTTGCTTATCGGTGTGATCATCGCTGCGATTTTCAATGGTGCGTCATCTACGTTTGATGCAACGATTGAGACCTTTGATGTGTGGGGTGAATTGACTTGGATTGCAGCGGGTTCCCCTTGGGTATCATCGCCGAATTATATACAGCAGAATTCAGGCGATGGCATGACGCCACCTTATTACCTTGGTTTCCGTGGTTGGTATTCGACGGCATTATTGTCCAACGAATGGTTACTGGACAAGGAATCATTCGAGGAAGGATGGGATAATTCACCGATGGATGCCGCGATTTCACAGTGGCAACCAGGGACCGCTCCAAGTGGGATTCTACGGGGATCCACATTGACATTCCCTCTGACAATACCCATGGAAAGCACAAAGTTTTTCATCTGGGATTCGGCACGAGATGCATTCCATAGGATACAAGTCGCCACAGGAGTTTATGCCTCAGCGACAGCATTGGCAGCAGAACTTCAGACTAAATGGGCTGCGGCAATAGCACCGTTTCCAACCGGTTTACAATGGTTGACATGGGTTGACGCGGATGGTTCTGAGGGGTTGACGTTTGGGTGTGATCCGGGGTTGCATTCTAACGAGGCATCGATGTTTGGAATGCACGAAGACGAAATTGAAGAAGACGTTCGAGGATTACTTGGTTTTCACAGCATGGGGCCAGGTGGCACAGGGCCATCACGGATTGTTTTTCAGGCAGATTATGTTAGCGATTATCCTGTGGACGTGCAACCCAGCGATCGAATTCTTTGTGACAGATGGTCATATGTCGATTTTATTTCGTTGTTTGATCCCATCTTGACTTATTGTGTTTTGGAATACAATCAGATCGGTGCAATATTCAATGTGTTTTCTGGTGGTCCAGATACTTATCTCGAGACGTTTTATTTGGTAGACTGGTTCGGCCCTGGTGTTGTCTGGAAAACGAGTTTTAGTCCAGGCGATTTGACCGATGCGACCTTTGTCGGTGGTGTTGGTCTTCTTAATTACATTGAGAGTTTTGAAAACCCGACCGTGAACTGGCCGGATAATTTGTACGAGGAGTGACCCATGGGACAAGCTGACTGGAATGATCTTAGTGGCGCACTGGCAACTGCCAGTTTGAAACGCGGAGTGACCGGTGGAATTGCCAGGCCAGATGGCGGCGGTGATTTTGTTTACGGGTATAATTCGATGGATGGAACGGTCACCGGCGCTGCTGGTAAATATGTCGACCTGACAGGGTTCACGCCAACAGGGACTTTGCTCACTGCTCCAGATGGAGGCGGTAGTATTCGTGGCGCTGTCAAGCGCGTGGCATCACCGAATAACACAGGGTTTTCCCCTTTTCTTTTTGCATGTGCCCAGGGAGGCCCTCCTTCTGTGAACGACAATGCATACATGTTGGGCCTCAGTGACGCGGATCCATACACAATCATGCTCGCAAAGGCACCGATTGTATCAGGGTTGGTATCGAGTGATACTAATCTTTATGTAATCGGTCAGTCGTCCGCTCAGTACAGTATGGGCGATGGGCTGTGGCACCATCTTCGATTGGATGCAATCGTCGAGCCGAATGGTGATGTCCTTTTGAAAGTGTATTCAAACGATCTGTCAGTTCGCCCGATTGCAGATCCGTCTGGCCCGAACTGGGTGAATATACCTGGTTTTGATGGTGATGGATTTGTTGACGACAACCTGGCCATCAATACTGGATCTGCTCCATTGTGGGGTGGCTACATGGGCTTCGCCTTTGCTGTCGCTCAATCGCTCAATCGCCGTGGCGCATTTGACGGAATCGAGGCTTATAGGCAAACCTGATGAGTACTTGGTTTGACAGACTGGGCGGTGAAGCCCAGGGACGAATTACCCCGAGCGTGATTACGCCAACGACTGGGACAAAGATTTTTGTCCTGGGTGCTGAACAGTATGACGAGCCTGCAACGCTTCAGGATAATGACTACACAGAGGTTTATCAGAATATCGATCTCACAGGAATCGATATAGCTGGTGCTACACTGGACACCCTCGGCGTTGCAATGCAGCAATTCGAACACCCAGTTGGAATGGAAGTCGATGTCAATACTTTGGCGCTGTGGAACATGGATGAAGACTATGTTGGCGCGTCAAATCTGATTCGTCCAGGTGTCGACCTGAATGGGTATGGCGATCTCGCGATTGCAGTTGAACCATATTCTGCTGTGGCTTCGCGGTGCCGGCGAATACCAGTCGGTTCTACGACGGCATTTTTAGAGGGTGTGAATTCACCGATTCTGATCCCTGGGGCCATGACAACGTATACTGTTCTGTGGTGGATGAATTTTGATATTGACTCGTACACTGATTCAAACGGTATTGATCCCACTGTCTTCAAATTGTTTGAAGGGCTTTCCGGATTAGAGATTGGCTTTCTTGGTGAAACGGGAGTCGGGCCGCCACACTCGTGGGTTCCTTACATAAAGCATGGGAACGGCGCAGCCACTGCATCCTATTATTTCTTAGGTGGTGTAATCGCAACAAATCCAGGCTGGAAAATGTATGCGATTGTTTATGACGCAGCGTTGGTTGGCGCAAATCGTGCTAAATTGTATGTCGACGGGGCCTTTGTGACCAATGTCTTTGGAACGCCAGCCATCAATGTCGCTGCGCCCAGTGCATCAGCTTTGGTTCGAGTGGCAGACCCGGAGCTCACAGGGTACATTGACCAAATGAAAATCTCGTCTGCTGCACTGAACGCCACACAGATCAGCGATGAATATGACGCATGTGTTGACCCGCAAATTGTAAACGATGCGGCATGGAAAATGAGTGTACGCGTTGACGATATCGTATATTGCGAACGCACAATAGTAGCAGGGGAGACGCGACACTGGCGCGATTTTTACGCGCCAGTTAGGCACCTGACAGGAAGTCACAAGGTCGCGTTTCGGTTGCAGCTCGAAGAGGTATAACATGGCAGTTTTGACCAGTGTGCTCAATTTGACTTCACCAAGTGAATTTGATGATCCCTTTCACGCTATACATCAGACAGGGATGGAAGAGATTGACGTATGGCTGCGGATCATGTGGGAGGAAGCTTCGTTGCTGATTGTTGGCGGCGGTACAATGACCCTCGTTGGAAATTTGTTTTCCTGGGGAGATACCATTCGAGTCATAAATGTCAGAACGAACAGAGTGATCACTGTCCTCGCCGGAAATGTGACAATACTGGATGGAGAGGTTGCATCATTGACAGGTGTAACCAGGCCGCTTGCGAATCAAACCTTAAGCTCATGGTCGGCATCGTCGTCCGGCCCGGCATATGACGAGACTCAATTGCCGATATTCCGGCGCGTTGGAAACAATGTGTATTTTTGTCGGAACGAGATTGGCTTGGAGCGCGTCGTACTTGAGGCTCCCTAATGGCAATAACGGTTGACCAGCTTTTAGCAACACTTGGCGTTGATGCGTCGGAGGCACTCGTTGTCGCTGGACGGTATGTAATCATCGTCAGGGATCCGCAGCCAGATGAAACTGGTGTTCCGACAAATGGCACAGTATACCTGCGTGTTGTCGATCTCGATGGGGTGCCGGCCACGCCGAGCACGGTTGACTTTCGTGTGTACATAGACCAAGGAGCAGGAGAGGTTCAGGCATTCAATGGAACAGCGCCAGTTGCCCCGTGGAACGGTGCGCTGTCTGCATTTGGGCAATCTACAGTTGCGGATCCATACTGTTTCAAAGAAGTCCGCCTGGACCAAGCTCCGACACTGTTCGCAAGCGAACAGCAAGTCACCGTCCACGTGGAGCTCGTCCTTGGGATTGGTGGATGGGGACATGCTCCATGGGGGCATTTCCCGTGGGGACATACTCCTGCTGCATCAGCGGTGGCAGATAGTTATTATACGTTTACAGCGGCTGATACGATTGCTCCCAATATCACCACGGCAGAGGCTATTGACGAAGATACAATCAGAGTAACTTTTGATGATGGGATGGCTCTTGGCGGCGCTGGCTCCGGGCTCGTAGATGATATTGCTTCATGGCAGCCGATCGGATCATCGGATCCGGTGGGCATTACCCGGCTCAACATTGATCCGGCGCCAGGGGTAAACTTGTCCATTACAGCGGTTACATTGGTTGCGGATAGCGCAGCAATGCAGTTTGATCTAACCGTCAATTGGGAGATGACTCCTGGTTGTTTGTACCAGCTCCAGACAAGAAACACAGTGACAGACGACGCTGGCAATGCAATCAATCTGGCGACGGCGCAGTTCGATGGATTTCAACCGACGCACCCGGATGGGCGCCGATTCGATTATTGGCGCATGATGATCCCGCTGAAGAATCGCGAAGAGGATGCATCGCAGGATTTAAAACGGTTTGCAAATTGCATCGCCGAGGTGTTGAATGTTTTATTGATAGATGTCGACCGGTTTACCGACCAGTTTGACATCGACCTTGCAACAGATACTCAGATCGATTTGATGTTGTACGATCTCGGGAATCCATTCGATTGGGTTGATCTTGATCTCACGGCTGCCCAACGGCGAAAGCTCCTCCGTGTTCTTATCGATATTTACAAACTCAAGGGCACTGATGAAGGAATTGAATCCGTAGTGCTGTTTTTACTCGGTGAAATTGTTCAGGTGGTTGAGGCCATGGAAGGTGGTTGGGTGCTGGGTGTTGACCAGCTCGGAGAGGGCGCGATAGCCCAGCTCACCTGCTTGAATCCAGAGACTTATAATTTTTCGACGGCGCCGGAGGATATCGAAATATTATTTGAAGGTGTGCTGGAAACCTTCACCTTTGTTGCTGCCGATTTCCAAACGCCGACAGCCGCAACAGCGCGTGAAGTAGTGGACGCGCTGAATGGGTTACGGTTTGTCCCCGCCACAGGCACGTACAACGCCCGCCCAGAGGGCGCACTGGTTGGGGGTGGGGCTTATGTCGATGTTCCAGGGACGGCCGCTGTGGGGGCTACTGGGGTCCTTGAGCCATATGCCCTATCAGGCGGCGAGACGTTTAATCTGACTGTAAATGGTACAGCGGAAACAGTTGTATTCCATGCCAGCGATTTTGCGACGCCTGGGGCCGCGACCGCTGCGGAGGTGGCTGCACGGATAGAAGAAGACATTCCAGCTCTCGATGGATTCGCATTACTTGGGAATGTTTATTTTGCAACAAAGCACACTGGTCTTGACGCAGAGATCATCGTGACCGGTGGCACTGCATTGCCGGTTCTCTCCTTGCTTATCGGAACAACATGGGTCGGGACAGATCTTCCGAAGTTGACAATCTATTCAAACCTTGCAGGCGCCGATGCATCAATTCAAATAACCGGTGGTGGAGCTCAGTCTATATTGGGTTTTTCTTCATTGGTGAGCAGTTCGACTGGCGGTGCAATTCTAGCGCCATCGACAAGTTACATTCTGTATTCATTTGATATTGAAACGCAAACTTTGTTAGACTCTGACACAATCGCGATCATCAGACGAATCGCTGATTATATGAAACCTGCGCACACACACCTAATCAATGTGCGCCCAGCACTCGGCCTGCCGTGGCCAGAGGGTTGGCAGATAGGCATTGACGAACTCGACATCTCCACCGAGTTGGCGAGTTAAGGGAGGAGCGGCATGAATCTTCGCGACTGGTATTATAAGCAAATCGTAACGCAGGCACAGATGGACGAGGCTTTTGACTGGGCCGAGGATGCCGATCACGATTATGTCATAGATTCCAATTTGTCAGGTCTTGTCCGCCTGAACACGACCGAATGGGACAGCCAGCCAACGACGCCGGCAAGCATGACGTTGGAAGTGCAGGGTGGGCCCCACCGTGCATATAGCAAAGCAGGTGAACGGATTTATCTCAGCGGTGCAACTGAAACGATTGATTGCTCCGTGGACGAATATGGCGTTTCGACCACAGTAACCACGGGCGGGAATTCGAGATGGATTTCTGTTTATGCGCGATTCAAACGTCTTCCCGCTGATCCTGAAGTAGACGGGAGCTCCGTGCTTGTTTATACCAGACAGTATGAGGATGCCGAGCTTTTCATCCGGCAAGGCGCGGAAGCTGTGTCGCCTGTTCGGCCAGCGTTGCTATCTGATGCCCTGCTGGTTTGCGACATCAATATCAGCTTTGCCCAGACAACGATTCAGCCTGGACATATTTTCGTCAATAGGACTGAATGGTGGTACAGCAAGACGGCCATGGC